CCAAACCTTCAATACGAACTTTACCATTTCTGGCTCTTAGAATCACATCACCATTTTCAGCATTGATAAAAATACCATGCTCTTCTTTTTTTAAATCCTCACCAGCGTTAATTTGAACTGCTCCTGGAGCATTCATTGTTGTCCATCCCTTACGGACACCATCTTCTGTTAGGTCAACAAAGTGTCTGCCATCAGAAGCTTGCAACTCAACAGCAGATGTTACATCACCACCAGATGGACTCAATCCCCCAAAACTCAGGAGACCATTCATGGCACCAAGTATTTGTGTCCAAAAATTTGTTTTTTGTGCCATAACCTAAAAGGGATTTTTAATATTTATTGGGGTATGCTCTCACCTAAGGTATCATAAACACGGATGATTTCACCACCTGTGTTTTGAGTCCCTGCATATTTAACACCGTTTTCAAAATAAACATTTCCATAGTATGCTTTTCCATCAACATAACCTTGAAGTGTAAGTCCAACAAGATCGTAGACTTGAACAACATCTTTTGGAGGAACTTCTGCATCAAGTTCCGCTGCACGTTCTGGTGTAAGTGGGTCACGAACCACTTCAAATAAAGGAGCAAAAACTGCATTCAAACCAGTTGTGCTTTGCATAGTAATAGTTGGGAGTTCTGTATAGCATCCTTGTGAAAGGATGCTAACAGATCGAATTCTTCCAAAGGAATCACAAGTGTATGAAAGTCTTGCTCCATTGCTTGGTGTAACAACTAATTCGTCTACACCACAATTATAATTGATTCCTGGATTTAATACAATTACATCTTTCAGACAAATACGTGCGGGATATTGTGGAACAGTTTGTCCTGGTGGTAAGTAACCTCTACCACTATCCACAACTAGAACATCGGTAACAACACCTCTGTCAATCTTTGCCTCTAAAACAGCACCACTACCATTATCACAATCATCAATGACTTGAACTAAAGGTGGATGTGAATATCCATACCCTCCAGAAACAATATCAACTGCAATCAAATTTCCTTGAATATCCACAATAGGGTTTGCTTTTGCACCAATACCATCTCCACCAAGAAAGTCAATTCGTGGAGGACCGCACGGTTTTTGTCCGGTATTACAAAGTCCAGTTCTCAGTAAATCGTTTGCAGTAAGTTGATTAACTTGTCCTATGTTTAAATATCTAATGTTTGCATCTCCATCAACAAAGATATAAACTGTTCCTGGATTCAATCTTTCATAAGAATTTGCATCAGAAATCGTAAGTCCACTAACATAACCATCGGTTTTACTGATATATCCAACCTTTACTAATTCAATGGAGGGAGGTGAAATGTTCATTACGCTACGTCGTTAGGAGTAATATAGTTTGCTTCTGCTTGAGTTCCTGCACCAGCAAGCGTTCCACCTCCTGTAGACCGTGCCAGGGCAGTCTCTTGTGCTTTTTGAGCGACAGTAACCGCACTTGGTTCATCCTCTTTTGTTCTCCCTCCAGCACCTGACTGTAAGGTATGAGTATCATTTGCAGAACATTTTGGTAAGATATCACAAGAGAAAATACCCATGATTGCGCTGATGAATCCAAGTGCTGATGCAATATCAAATCCACCGCCGCCGAGAGCACCAAGACTATTAATATTAGGAAGACTTGGAATGTTAGGTATATTAGGAAGTAAAGGTGAAGAAGAAGGACGTGAACCAGATGATCCAGCTTCTGAAGTTCCCTCTACAGTTCCAAGTCCATCTAAAGATTCTTGAACCTCTCTGACAATTGGTAGAAGTGCAGAATCAAATCCTTGAATAATATCGTTTAGATTTTCTCCAAGAATCTCAGCAACTAATTCTTCAGTATAACAAATTGGAGATGGATTGTAAAACTGTTTTGCTCCATCCGCAGAAGTTGAACTTACTAACCAAGGAAGATCTCTTAAATCATCAGTAATAAATTGCTCAACCTCAGGTGGTGGAGGTGCTTGAGTACTTCTTCTTTTGAATGAATTCATTAAAGAATTTTTAGCAGAATCACAAAGACTCAATCCAATCTTATTAAAGATACAGGAAATAATTTCTAGTGCTTTCATTAATTTATCCAACAAGTCTATTTTGATTGTCGGAGGTGCAATTTTAAAAATAGGTTGAAGAACTTTGCTGAATAAATCTGTGACGAAATCTCTCACCAAGTTGAAAAGCATTAACAAGAACTTTGCGATTTCACATGCAGCGTCTTCAAAAAGAGCAGCAATACTATTGATTTGATTGATAAGATTATTTGCCGTATTGATACCAGAACTTATTGCAGCAGCATAATTTTGAATTGCATTTTGTATTTCTTCTATTTTCTTCGTGAGTTCCTCAATAACTGTTTGAATTCCCTTCATTGGAGAACTCTTATGTGGATCTGAACATGCAAGAGCGTGCTTACGCTTTAAAACAGTATTTTTTTTCTTATCTGCTACTGACTCCTGATGTGGCGCTGCTGGAGTTTCTTTAGTTGGTGCTTTATTTGCTGCTGGAGGATTGTTTGGATTATTTCCGCCCGCAGGAGTTCCGCTTGAAGTTGTTCCTGTTGGTCTCTCTGTTGCAAGACAACTGTCAGGTGCCTTTTTACTTGGGTCCGATGAAGAATTTGCAAACCCACTTTGCGAATTAAAGTTATCACCACCTCCAACACCAGTTTGCATTGCTTTTGCAATCTGAGCATTGGCTCCCAACACGCCCATAATAACTGGAACTTGTTGGTCTTGTCCGTCTAAGAAAAAACCAAATACAAAATTACCTTGCTTGATTCCAGGACTTTGTAATGAACCACCTTGGCCGCCTCCAGCAGTGATGGGATACATGACTTGTGCCCAAGGCAATTGGTCTGAAGGAATCGTTGCTTCCTCTTTATCATGAAGACCAATAATTCTTACTTTATATCGGTATCCCCATCCAGGAACATCATTAGGACTTTTATGCTTTGTCTCTTTTAGATTTTCTCTCCAAGTTGAGTCATCAGCGACTTGACCGACCCACCATAAAAAACTACCACCTAAAAACCCAGGATTAAAGAGAGCACCACCTTCCATTCAAATCAATCCTCGTAAATTTTACATTCTGCTGCGTCTGGATGCTCGTCACAATACATCTCAAATGCTGTTGGGTCATGCTCCTCGTCGGGATGATTTGCTTGATACTTTTCAAGATGATCAAGTTCATCTTCTATGTGACGACGCATTTGTGGAGATAACGTTGGATTCTCCAATACGTCTTTATCATCATTGATATGTTGTTGAATACTTCTATCTGTCATTGTTATAATGGAATACGTTTAGTGTGATTACCCTTTCTTCCAAAAGAATCTCTTACTAAATTCATTTTCGTGTAGGTTTCAGTTGGAGAAATGTAGTGACATAGATCAGCTATAATATATAGACCACTATATTCTCGGTTCACATTGTCACTTTTTTCTGCTTCTCCTGCAGGAATATCTAAGCGAACTGCATCTCCAGCATGTAAACTAAAGTCTCCAGCAATGGTAATCGTTTGCATTCCAGCAAACATTTGATTATATCTACGAATTGCTTGATTTAAAACGCTCTTTGATTCAAAATTTGCCTCAGTTGATTTTGAGATTTGTTGTTTAGTATTACCAGTAGGAAGAGTTCCTTTATCAATCAACATATAAGTTGTTCTTGTGAAGTCGCTCTTAAATTCATCATTTAATTTTGGCAAATCTTTACCCGCAAGTTTTGTTCCCTTCTTACTTTCCTCTGCTGTTTGTTTAACAACCTCATAATAGCAATTAAATGGGTCAAATAAGATTAATTTTGTTCCATACGCTCCCATTTGAAATTTCTCTTGAGCGTTTACAACATTATCGGATTGTTGTTGTAAGACTTTACCAGTATATCCCGCAGGAACTTTCCCATCTTTATCATCTGATTCATTGTAAATCAAAGATACCTTCTCTGTTTGAGCAAACAATCCATCAATTGATTTAAATTTAAATCCCTCTGATGTTTCAAAGAAAAAGAAACCTGCACTATCTCCTTTCTTTCCATCCTTACCTGGGACAGAAGCTTTAGATAACCAGTTTAACGCATAGTATGGTTTTTTATTGTTACCAATGAAATTGTAATTGTTACTTGTCTCTTCAATATCTAATTTCTTTTTAGTGTTCAGGAAAGTTTTTGCCGTAAGTATTTTTTTGATATGATCTGATATTCTACCATCAAAACGAATATTTAATCTTACTTGCTCATTTCTCAAAAATTCTCTTGATACAAGATTAACCATAACTCTAGATTTTCTAGTGTCTTGGAATATCGGTGTAACTTTATTAACATACAATTGTATCTTTATTTCATTCTCATTATTGTCCTTAAATCTTAGATTAACCTCTTCAGTTCCAACTAAAGGAAGTCCTTCTATGGTTGACTTTCCATCAATAGCACCACCAGTATCGTCAAATATAACCTTAGCTCTTACCGTATCGTGAAGGATACTTTCCTCATATTCAATATGAGCAAGACGTGGACCAGGTGCATCCAATCCACCCAATAAACTCACAATCTTACTTTTATCTTTATTTGATGTAATTTCTAACTTTGTAACGAAGGATGACTGGGCCTTCCTTGATACATTTGCTTGTTCTGTCATGGTTTACTTCCCCTGATTATATTTAACCGCCTTTATATAAAACATCTGCATAACTTGATTCGTTACCAGATATCATAGACAATAGACCTCCATCAGAAGATTGTCCAAAAGAACTATCCATCACTGGAACACGTTTTTCAACTATAACAACTTCAGGACCAGAAGAGTCATATGACTCATAAGAAGCATAGGACTGAAGAATACTAGACAGTTGTGGTTTAGTTTTCGCTATGTTTAGTTTATCTAGAAGTTGAGGAGCAAGTTTATCTAAACCAGCAGTTGTGTTTGCATCAAAAACAAACTCTGGACCTTCCTCAGCTATGAGAGCAAAGGTTGGTTTAAGAACTCTTCCACCCTTTGCTAAGGCAACATGAACGTGATGGAAGTGTGCTGCATTTGTCTTTCCTCCCCAATAGTCTAATCCAACTCTCTTACCATTAGCAATACCAAATCCAAGAGGTGTGTATATTAGTTGAGTGAGAGATGAACCATAATTTTGGGCAAGGTGTTGAGCAAATCTTAATTGCTCAGGAGTTCCTCTACCAACAGAGTCATTAGAATAATCTCTTGCTCTATTTTTTCCATGATAACCAGGATCCCCTGGGCGATAATCACTTGTCAGAGATAATCCAAACTGCTTAGCGATTGAACTAAATTGGTCTACTGATGCCACTTGCCCAGATCCTAGAGGTCCAGTCATTCCAGGACCCACTCCACCAGTGGTAGCAGTAGCACCAAAGTTAGGAACAGAACCTATTTTATTTGCAGTGTAATTATTATACCATCCAAAGTAATTATCTCCAGACTTTCTTTGAACCCCACCAGAAACACTATATCCTCTAAAATCAGTTCTACCTTGTACAAATTCTCTTGCATTCTTTTGAAGTGTTGGATCTAATATTGCTGCTGCAACTTTTTTCATTGCATCTTCTGACTGTCCAGCAGCAACTCCGGCACTTGCAGCATCCTTAATTGCAAACCATTCTTGATTTGGTTTTCCTGTTGTTCCTGGTTTTGGGAATTTCCAAGTTGGTTCATATTGCATTTGACCAAGAATTAAATCCTTGATTGTTTTTCCACTATATGCACCAGATGCTAATCTATTGTAGATAGATTGTGCTACGTCAGCCCATGCTTGTGGTTCTCCATCTTCTCTTGACGCAACAGCAACAAGAGTCCAAAAGTCAGCATCACCACCCTGAATATTAATCAAGTCTTGTGGTCCTGCCTCTGTTGCACCAGGAACTCCAGCGGGTTTTGATATTTGTTTCAATCCAAGTTGTTTCTGTAAATCATTAATGGCATCATCCATCTTTTTAGAAACACTTTCTTCTAAAGATTTTGCAATAATATCAGACAAGTCCTCACCTTTCATAAACATTTCAGCACTGACCTCTCCACCACCAGCAAACCCACCACTTCTCATTACTCCAGTATTAAATGTTGCACTCATCCAACCGTTTAATGCAATTCCAGCATTTTTATAATCAGTTGAAGACGGACTATCTCCAACTAGAGTTTTTGTTGCGATAGAAAATATTGGACCAAAGAAAGGAATGCTAGAAGTTTTATTATAAAAATCTTCAATATATCCAAGTGGACTTGAAGTGTCTGGTTTATCCGACTTTGGAAATATTTTTTCTATGTTTTTATCTCCACCAACCTTAGATCCGGGTTTCAGTTTAGGTGGAGTAACCGTTACTTGTCTTTTTTTCTGGGTAGGTTTTACTTTTCTGGTAATAGTTCCTTGAACTTTACCGCCTCTTGTTACACCACCGCCTGCGGTTGCTTGTGCTTCTTCTGCTATTGGTTGTGGTTTTTGCTTACCAAAAAACATATCATACAAAGCACCACCAAGTTCTCCTCCAACAAATCCACCTATTGCCAATCCAATCGGACCACCAATTGCAGTTCCAACAGCACCTGCTAAACCAGCACCAATACCTCTAAACGCTGCTTTACCAATTGGATCACCAAGAGCCCAGGAAATACCGAATTCAATTAATCCACCAATAAAAGGAAGTTTTGAAACAATTGGTTTGATTGCACGAAGAACTGCTTTAGTCCCACCTTTACCAAGAGTACCAACTATACCTCTTCGTGCAGCATTTGTAACTGCGGATCTTGCATATCTTCCACCCAAAGACTCAACACCCCTTTCACCAAATCTACGAGTAGCAGCATCTCTTCCATACTTATCAAAGTATCTTCTTGCTGCATCAGAGCTAGCACCATAACGACTTCTACCAGGTGTTCTACCTTGAATACCCGTTTGTCCCCTACCTCTTCCACCTTTACCACCACCAAATGGACGACCAGATGATGCCATCCCAACAATCAAAGCAAGATTTAAAAATTGACTTAGTAGTCCAGCGAGTTGGTCAAATTGTTTTGCTTCTTTATTACCAAATAAGTTTTTTATAAATCCTTTGGTTGCATCATATGCTTTATATCCCCAATCAATAAAAGTT